GAGAGCGAGCGTGTTCGTAAAGACTTTGGGTACAAGTGGCATCCTTCTATCCACATGCCCCGCCAGGCCGCTCGTATCTTCCTGCGGGTGACGGATGTTTACGTGGAGCGGCTGCGGGATATTTCCGAGGATCAGGCCGAAAAGGAAGGGTGCAATGGCGAGTTTATTGGCACAGGCGAGGCGATGGGCAGCGGCTGGGCGGTTTGCCCAACAGAAGAATTTGCAGAATTGTGGGACAGCACCCTAAAGCCCAAAGGCCGCGCCCTCTGCGGCTGGGAGGCGAACCCCTGGTTGTGGGTGGTTGAGTTTGAGCGCGTAACGAAAGAACAAGCAACGCAGAACAATAAATTGACCGCGCTGGCGGAGAAGTTGAAGGTGTGAGAAGATGGTAAAAGTTTATGGTGCAAGCGATGACCTTTGCGAAATCGAAGGAAGCGCATACCGAGAAGATGAAATTGGATGCTTCGATAAAGATGTAAGAATCCGGTTTACTGATGGAACGGTTATCCGTGTAGGCTATCCAAAAGACGACGCCGCGATTTGGTGGATTGAAGTTGAAAAGAAGGGGACGGCGGCACAAACGCTGACGGTTTGCGAGGATGAGGACGCTAACCCTTACAGCGACATTTTTGAAATTGACGCTGAAATCAAAGGACATTCTGTTATCAAGCAGAAATATAGCCGCTTATGATCCTCACCCAAACTATCCCCTGGTCCAACTTTTCGGCCAAGCACAAGGAGGTCGCCCTATCATGCCCACCAACTACCTGAAAATGGCCCAGGAGTGCCGTAAGGAAGCCGCCGCCAAAGAAACCTGCATAAAAGAGCTTTGGCGGGAATACCGTCGCACAGGCCGGGCCGATGTGCACAGGCGCGCGGCTTTATTAGAGGCGTTCCGGGACGAGCTATTGAGAAACGCACGCTTTTATGAGAGGCGGGCGGGAAAAGAAAATCAAACAAAGGAGTAAAAACATGAATATCAAAAACATCAAATTAGCGGGCATTATACTGGCGGTTGCTGTATCGCTGGCAGTTTTGGGTATATTCTGGGTACAAAACGCTCAAAACCGGGCGTTTTCCTTGGAAGAGCAGGTGAAAACAGCAAAATCGGACGTTGCTGTACAGGAAAAACGGCGGGCAGACCTGGTTTATAACTTGGCGGACTGCGTGCGCCAGTACGACAAACACGAAGCGGACACGCTTACGGCCATTGTGGAAGGCCGGGGGAGCGCGGGGAGTATCGAAAACGCGGCTACTGCCATTGCAGCGGTTTCAGAGGCTTACCCGGAATTGAAGTCGGATGGGAATTACCGGGAGTTGATGAACGAGCTGGCGGTTACAGAAAATTTGATCGCCCAGTACCGGGAACATTATAACAAGCAGGTAAAGGGCTATAACCGCCATGTGCGGGCTTTCCCGAACAGGCAGTTCTTGGGCCTGCTGGGATACGAGGAAAAAGGCTTTGCCTATTTGGAGTACGATGTGCCGGCAGACGCGCCCCAGGATTTGTTTGGAGAATAAAGATGGAGATTACAAAGCGCGAGGTGTTGGTAAGCGTGGTTATAGGGGCTTTGCTGCTGGCTGTGGGGATTTCCATATCCGGCTGCATAGCGGACGCGCAGGCCGACCAAAACGAAAAGTATAACAAGGCTGTCCAGATAACAGACCCAGAGATATTCCAATACGGCATGCGCACAGATATTGGGAACGCCTTTGTATATGGGGATTTGGAGGCAGTGGACACTGTCACATTCCCGGAAATCGGCGGGGAATACATGGCTGTAAAGAAGGTGAAAGAGAAGCACACAAAACACACGCGGCAGGTAAAGCATACGCGCACAGTGAAAGGCAAAACCGAGACGTATTATACCACCGAAACATATTGGACATGGGATACGGTTTCTACAGAAAACGCAGTATGCAAAGAGGTGCGGTTTTGCGAGGTGGTGTTCCTGGAAGGGAAGATAGAAATTCCCGGCTTAGAATACATCGACACCATAAAGGAATCCTCCAAAATCCGGTACAAATATTATGGCACTGGCCCAAGCTTTACGGGGACAGTATTTACAGAATTGCGCAATGGCACGATTTCCGACAGCTCTGCATTTTATGCTGGAAAAACCATTGAAGAAGCAAAGGGTTCCCTGGAAGGTTGGGATTGGCGCTGGCTGTTTTGGATATTCTGGGCCTTTGTGATGGGCGCTGCCATATACGGATTTTGCTATTTAAAAAACCAATGGCTGGAATAAGAAAAGGAGGCATAACCCATGTACATAAACCCATTTTTAGCCGGCATCCTGTCCACTTTGCTGTTGGAAGCGGTGATCCTGGTGGCCTGGGCCATCGACTTTGCCTGCAAACACAAGAGGAAGTGAGGGCCCACCCATGACAAAAGAGCTTTTAGAGCAATACCCCGACATCTGCGGGGAACGCAATTTTTTAATGGATGAAATCGAGGAAGCCGATAAGGTGAGCTCGATTACGGCATTTTCTTTACGGCTAAAAAACGCCAACCGGATCGCGGAGCTTTCTGCAAAAAAGAGGAGCGTCGAAGCTTTCCTGGACGCCCTGCCGTGGGGCAAGCGGCGCCTGGTGCGCGCCGTGCTGAAATGCGGCACAAGGTGGGATGTAGTGCGCCGGGAGCTGCACAGCTTTAAATCCCCAGACGCGCTGCGTATGGAATACAGCCGTATTTTCCAATGCCCCAAAGCGGATGAAGATTTGTAAAAAAATTTTTGGTATGTTCGTTTTGTTCGTTTTGTTCGCCTATAATGGAGATGCAGCCAGGGCAGGGCTCTGCTGGTTTCCTCCTGAAAGCCGCCCTCTGTACGGGTTTACGGAGGGCGGCGAAATTTATAAGGGGTGGTTTTATGCTGGCAAGGCTCAGCGGGTATGTGCAGATGCTTTTATGTGAACACGACTTCGAGCTCTTGGCAAAGCTGCGCTTGCGCTACCCATTTGGCACGGACAAAATCTGCTGGGTGTACCGCTGCAGGAAATGCGGGTATGTGCAGAAGGTGAAGAGTTAGGAGGCCAACATGTACACAGCGCTGGAAGCCGCACGGTTTATCCTTGCATACAGCCAGGAAAAGGGGTATGGCGTGTCAAACTTACGGCTGCAAAAGCTGTTGTACTTGGTGCAGGCCTATTTCCTGCTTAAAATCCGTCCCCTGTTTCCCAGAAAAGATGGAAGCGTGGGATTTTGGCCCCGTAGTGCCTGCCGTGTATGGGGAATTCAGCCGGTACGGCGTTTGTGATATATGGCTGCCAGGCGATAATGAGTATGCTCTTGTGGCGGAAGATGAAAAGCTGATTTGTTCTGTAGTTGACTACTTTAAGGACTACAGCACAACAGGCCTGGTAGAGCTTACGACACACCAAACTCCATGGGAGGCCGCATATTATTCTGACGGCGACAAAACTATCACCACAGAATCCATAAGGAAATATTTTTCTTAAACAATCCGCCGCAGCAGCTCAGCGGCAGAGCGGTTGAGACGAAGGCCCCCGAAAGGGAGACCACTCAGCAGGACGGCCGGTTCTATTCCGACTTGCGGCACTTTAACAGCCCATACACAAAGCACCCCAACCATCCAGGGGAAGGCAAGCTGTACGGGCTCAACCGCCCCAAAGTACACGGGACACCCGCCAGCCTGCGGGGCAGAAAATGGTTAGTGCGATATATGCGAACGGAGCGGACGCTAAGCGCACGGGTTTTCTAGAGGCCTTTCCGCTCGCCATATATGCAGATGTTTGGCGCATGAGCCGGATATTTGCACCACAAGAGAGAACGCACGAGCGGGATAAGCCCCCGCTGCCTCTTTCAAATGGTTGACCATCGGGGCTAGGTTACGCGGACCGAAAAGCGGATAGCCTTGCCGCCTGCCCCGGTTCAACATAAAAAAATCAACAGGGAGGATTGATAAGATGCTGGTAGAAATCGTGAAATTTGGCCGCGAGGAGCGGGCCGCCTGCACAAGCCTGGACGTAGCGGAGACCTTTGGGAAAGAGCACAAGCACGTCCTGCGCGACATCCGGGAGTTGGGCTGCAGCGAAGAATTCAGTCTGTCCAATTTTGGGCCGATCTCCTACACCGACAGCATGAACCGGAAACAGGGCGCTATTGTGATGACCCGCGACGGGTTCACGCTCTTGGTCATGGGCTATACCGGGGATCTGGCTATGAAGTTCAAAGAGGCCTATATCCGGCAATTCAGCGCTATGGAAGCCCAATTGGCCGGCAAGCTGCTGGAACGGGAAAAAGGCATCGCCGTGCGCCAGGCCCTTACAAAAGCCCTGCAGCAATCCGCTGAAAATGACCGCATGCACGGCCATGCCTACTCTACCTACACAAACTGCATCTATAAAGCCGTCTTTGGCCTGGACGCAAAGAAGCTGCGGGAAAAGCTTGGCCTCAGCAAAACCGGCAGCCTGCGGGACGCCTTTACCGCCGAAGAGCTGGCCCAGGTGGAAGTCATGGAGAGGCTGGTGAGCAGCCTGGTGGATTTAGGCTGGGGCTATGGGCAGGTGAAAGGGTTTATATCCGGCGAGAGCATTAAGGCGCTGGCGGCGTGAGGGTCATAAAATGAAAAGTATGAAAAAGCTGTTTAGAAAACTGCAAATCCGGTTTACTTATTGGTACATACGCAAAGGCTATAAATTTACCTATTTTATTATAGGACACACGGCATGGGATTGCCCTTTTTGGGTGAGGCCGCTTTTAGTGTTTTTCGACCCTTGGATATACATTACGAAGGATATAATTGAGGGAATTGTCAAAAACAGCTGGAGAGACAGCGGAAATACAAATTCTGGTTGAGAGGTGGTGGCGTGGCGTTAACACCAAAGCAGGAACGCTTTGTACAAGAATACTTGGTGGATTTAAATGCCACCGCTGCTGCAAAACGGGCTGGATACAGCGAAAAACGCGCAAGCGAGCTGGGGTATCAGCTCCTACGGAAAACTACAGTTCAGACCGCCATACAAAGGGCCATACAAGACCGCAGCCACCGGACCGGGGTTACGCAGGATTATGTGATTGAAAAACTAAAAACCATCGCCGATAAGCAGGCATCCGACGCCCCGGACAGCGATTTGAAATATTCCAGCCAGATTAAAGCAATTGAACTATTGGGCAAACATCTGGGCGCATGGGAGCCGCAAAACAAACAACAAACCGCCGTGGAGGATTTGACCGCGCTGGCGGAGAAGTTGAAGGAGTAGGAAAATGTCCGAATTTCAAGGTGTGTTATTGAGCGGGGCCAATATGGCAACTACAGGGAATGTAAAACGTGGAGCGTGGATAAATTCAGAGATCCCTGGCGAAAGGTTTAAGTGTTCTGTTTGTGGCGGTGCTTGCTGGAATTATGATTACCAGGGGAACGTCGTAAAAAGCAACTTTTGCCCCAATTGTGGGGCAAAGATGGATTTGAACACCTCTGATAATCAATGGATCCATGTAAAAGATAGGCTTCCGAAAAATGGACAAACTGTTATCATTTTTTCGCAAAAAATAAATGTTGCGAGGTTTGTGAGGGGGATTTCTAAGGAAGAACGCCGCGAAATGAAGCTTGGCCAAATAGGAGACCAAGTTTTGGGGGAAAGCAGCATTTTAAGAAGCAATCTTTATTACCCAGATGATGAAGATGGAAATAACAAGGTGCCTTATCATTGGGTAGCGCCAGAAGGCCCAATGAAATGGTTCGGCCAAGAGGTAAGCCATTGGTGCCCTTTGCCAAGATCTCCGAAACTATGATCCTAACCCAAACCATCCCCTGGGCAGATTTCTCAGACAAGCACAAACACTATATCCACAATTCCATAAAAAGCCGCATCTGCGTGGCAGAGGGCGCGATTCGCTCCGGCAAGACCATCGACCACTGTATCATCGCCGCCGCCCACCTGGAGCTGTGCCGGGACAAGATTCACTTGGCCAGCGGCTCCACCGCCGCTGCAAGTGGGGCAAGTACCGGGACAATGAGGCGCTGTTCCTCTACACCCAGACAGGCGAAAAGGTGGTGGTGTTCGCAGGGGGCGGCAAGGCCGACAGCTACAAGCGCATTTTGGGCAACTCTTACGGGCTGTGGATCGCCACAGAAATCAACGAGCACTACGACAGTGACGACAGCCGGGAAAGCTTTGTCAAAGTCGCTTTTGGCCGTCAAGCGGCGGCGCTTGACCCGCTGGTGCTGTGGGACCTGAACCCCTGCAACCCCAACCACCGCATTTACAGCGAGTATATTGACCATTACACCAAAACAGGCCTGCCCGGCTATCTATACGAACATTTTACCATAGATGACAACCTCTCCATATCCGACGCCCGGCGGGAAGAGATTAAGGCACAGTATGACCCTGCAAGCGTTTGGTACAAACGAGATATCCTGGGCCAAAGATGTGTTGCCGAAGGGCTTATCTATCAAGCCTTTGCAGACCACCCGGAAGAATTCCTCATAGATGACCCCCTGGCATGGTGCCAACAGCGCCACAAGCGTTTCTACAAAATTATGCTGGGGGCAGACTTCGGCGGCAACAAATCCGCCACATCCTTCAAGGCTGTGGGCATCACCTATGACTGGTGCGTGGTGGTGCTGGACGAAGAACACATAGACAGCGTTACCCTTGATCCGGACAAACTGGATATGGCCTTTTGCCGCTTTGTTGAGCGCGTGCAGGCCGCTTACGGCCTTTCACAGACCCGGGCGGACAACGAGGAATCCGTGCTTATCCGGGGCCTGCAAAACGCTGTAAAGCGCCGTGGCTTGCAAACCTCGGTACACAACGCCAAAAAATTGCCCATCAAAGACCGCATCCAGCTAACAGTAAGGCTTATGGCGCAAAAACGTTTGTTTGTAGCGCGGAAGTGCGAACATATGACAGACGCGTTCCAGACCGCAGTTTATGACCCCAACAGCTATG